AAATACTTGTCCCATATCCAAATAATTCCTCTGCCCGACTACCATCAACATCAATCAGGGAAAGCATTGCTGTATTCATTTCATCCCTGTCAGCTACCGCCCAAATACTCGCAGGGCCAGGTCCTGTTAGTTGGGTTCTAAGGTCAGGGGTTACGGTTAGATTTTCATCTTCAAAACCGTTTGATCCTGTCATCCATCGCAACCATTCCTGTTCATCAATAGATAGATTGTTATAAGCATCAAATGTAGTTTCTGACCGAACAAGCGCAGAACTTATCTTCGGCTTGCTGACCGTAATGGTTTGCTGTGTATCGTTAATTAAAGCAATATCATCACTAGTATTCTCATCTGAATACCCAAGACCGGTAGGATCTGTTTCTATTTCAGTCTTTAGTTCAAGTAGATCCGCTGGATCATTTACATCAAAAGCCATCACTCACCTCTTTAAAGAGAAAATATACCAGAAGCATGGTAGGCAATAACAATGTCGCCACCATTCGGCGTGACTGCACCACCTACAAAACTGTCATGAACAGTAATCAGTCCATTAGTTCAGTTCAAGGACGCCATTAGCAGAGATGTTCAGCGTCAACCTGTTTGTCGGGGTTACAACAAACACAGAAGAACTCAACGATGAATAACAAAGCAGAGGGCCACCACCGGCAGATGTAGACGCATAGATAACAGCAAACTGAATCGAGGTAATATTTGCCGTATCACATGACCAGTAAGGGTCTGTACAATCAAACCGCATTTCACCAGCACTTGCACCGGTCAACCATGTAATACCCGCCAGGGTACTACCCTTCGTGAGGTAGCCATTACCGTTGTCTACTTCAGAAATCAATTCTGAATATAGTGACAGTGTTTCTGTTGCTACATTTGATGTGGACTTAAACAGAGCTATCTGCCATAGCCCCTGTGAACTCAAGTCAAGACCTGCGCTACCGATAGCGTCTTTAGCTTCGTCATAAACCTTCCACGCTTGTGCTGCCATGTTACTTCTCCTCTAGACGCGCTGCGCCAGTTTTTAAAATATGGGCAATAAGCCCATTACCGTGAACGAGCAATTCAAACTCATCCCCAATCTTGCTTACCATCTCTATAAAATCTGTTGCCTGCTTGTACATCCAGCCATAACAGAAGAACTCTTCACCATCCAATTCAATAGTAGTAGAAGTGCCAATGTTATTCTCTTCCTGAATGTACGAATGATGCTCATCACCAATACAGCAACTGTCAAATCCGAATATTTCCATCTTCCTAAACCCGAGCATCTTCATTAATGGAATAGCCCTGAGCGTTACCGTTGTTCCGCCCATGATAGGAACAAAATGCCCCATATAATATTCGCTTGTTAACTTCAGTTCTTTCTTGTTCGTGTAACAGTGAAACAAAGTTGTATTTGCCCCATCAAGCGCATCAAACACATCAGGATGGCTTTGTGCTGCAATGTAATATTTTGTATCTTTGTGCCAATTCTTAACAAATCTTGAATTGAACTGCCTTGCATCCAGCTGAATATGAACAGAAGGTCTAATACCTCTTTCCATTAACCAGTCGTGAGTACCGTTAAGGCTGACAACCTTCATGCCGTTGTCATACTTTTCTTTCAGGTCATCAAAGGTTTCTTTAAGAGATGGCCCGCCACAGACAATAGCGATTATCTGATCTTGTTCTTCATGAGGCTGTGCTTGAGGAAGTTGCCTGCGAATAGAAGACTTAATATGCTCCAATCGCATATCGTCTTCAGTGTTCGTTGCAAACGTAATCTTATCCAGAGTTGTCTGAATCACATTCCCGTCTTTATCTTTGGCGAATTCAATTTGAGACATAGAACCACCCATTGTTTAGCAAGTCTCTTGCGTCTGTGACTTCACCATACTTCTTAAGAAGGTCTCTCCACCAGACAAACGGCTTAACCGTTAGATGAAGATGCTCATCAAGGACTTGTCCAAAATGGTCTTCCTTTAGACATATCTGGAAGAAAGCTCTATCACACAACCCCATGATGTTCTGAATCACCTCCTCGACATGCTCAGTCGGAATGTGCTCCATTACGTCAGTACAATACCCCTCTGGGGCTTGCGGGAGGTCTAGTTTGTCCCACAGATTACCAATTACTAAGTTCCCACCAATCTCTTCACGGACTTCTTCATCCAAACAATTATCGGCAATATCTATCATGGTCACGTCAAAACCAAGGTTATGCAGAACAAACGCGCCCCTTCCCGTTCCTGTGCCGAAGTCAATCAATCGGCCATGCTTGGGTCTGCACTTGAGAACGTATTGGAGAGCAACCATCTCTCCAGGGGAGTAATTTCGGTAATCGTCGTGCTCCCATGCCTTTTCGTACTTTTCCTTTTCCTTTATTGCTGTGGTCATTGAACAGTCTCCACGCCTATTGGCTTGCCGTTTCCATCATAGATGATTTTCTTCGGTTGCTGAACTTGCTTGAGGATGTCCTCAACAGCGGTTCGCACATTCAGTACTTCTTCAGAAGCAGTATCTTCAAGAGCCTGCTCTGCCTTCATCAACTTAATCTGTTCCTGTAAGGATTGGATTCTTACATCTTTACCGGCTTTCTCTATGTCTTTCTGGTCTTTGTCGAGATTGAGTTGTTCAATCTTGAACTCCTGGTCTTCTACCTTTGAATTAAGCTCCTGGATAGCCTCAGCAGCATCCTGCTGGGCTTGCTGGGCTTCCTGCTGAATCTGCTGCATGGCTTGCTCAAACTGTGCCTTAAGCGCATCAGCCTCTTCGCCTACATTCAGGAACTTTTCAGGATTCTTGTTCCCGGCGTCTCTAAACATCTCTTTTGCCAATTCATCTTGTTTTAACAAAGTAGGATTAGCTCCCATCCAGAAACTTGTTACTTGAGATGTGGCTGCTTGACGCTGTTCTTCACCTAAAAGACCTTTAGAGCCTACAATTTCATAATGGACGTTATTTGGAAGCTCTGAGCGTTTCATTATCTCAAAATCAGGGGCATCCAGTTCTTGGTTGTAGAACTTGTAACTGGTAAGCCCTCCACGATTAAGATGGTCTGCCATATACAGAAACGGTCTTAACCCATGAGATTCATGCTTGTCTACGAAGTCTATGGTTGACAGTTCGGCATTCTGAGCCTGCTTAACAACCTCGGTAGCTGTTTGCTCTGTACCTGGGCTTACGCCACTCCTAACACGGTCTACCTTCGTTCCTGCTTCAATCTGGCCGATAATCCACTGCAATCCAGAGAGAGCTACGTTAGGGTCTCCTACATCGACCACGGTATAACTCGCACTGCCCTTGGTAGGTGTTTTAGATCCTGGTGAGATATTCGGGCCACCGTTTAAGATAAAGTCAGGGTCATTGCCATCGTAGATAATTGGTGGTTCGACCTTTAAATCGACGTTATCCAATAACCGATTGGCAAGCTGAGAGCCTATCTTCTGGTCTACAGAGAACTTAACCAATGGTGAGACATAATACGGATCTCTTACGTCTAGTCTCTCCCACCCGTTATAGATAACATTCGGATAGGGAAATGGATTTGGCATATAGTGGATAATTCGTCCGTTTGCCAAGATAGCCCGTGAATTGAGAAGAAGAATGTCTCTCCCACTTTGTCTTGGGATTATTAAATCACCATAAAAGTAAATCAGTTCAATATCGTCGGTATCGTCAGCCTGCTCCCTGTGGTTGGTTCTTTTCTCTATTTTATTAAGATTGAAGAATGGATAACTTGAATCAGGAGATTTCATCCTTCTGACCTGGTAAGCAGGTTTGAAGGCTTTGATAATCATCGACCCCTGATAGAAGGTATTATTTCCTCCAATAGAGGGGTCAGGATAGCAATTCCACATCGAATGCGGTCGCCATACTGGGGCTTTAATAGTATCTATGCCTTTACCGTCTATTACCTGAATAGCAGATTCCCACTCAACCGTAGCCACATATGACCCGTGGTGGAGGGCTTCTTTAACAGAAAGGTCTACCCTTGACTTAAACCCGAAATCCATCTGCTGCTGTGTTAGAAAGGCTCTCTGCCTCCCATCTACCCGTGATTGGACATCTACATTTATACGCCCGTCATCCATAGGAGGGATTTCAGTATGAGGGTCAAACCAAGACCTCGTAGATGGGAAAGTCAACCTGCGAACGTCTGCCGCAATAACCTCAGATGCCCTGGAAAGCTCACCAAGCTCTAAAGAGTTCCTCCAGTCGCCATCAGCGTTTTTATCCCGTGAAGACCGAGAAAGACCTTCCATATGAACCTGACGGTCAACTTCTTTCCAGATTCTGCTTTGGCGCTTACGCGCATCAGACCCTTCTCGGGTTTTAAGCTCATCTTGGATGAATTCTTCAACGGAGTTCCAATCTTTTCTGGTAATCCGTTTTTTAACGGTTTCTTTTGCTGTATCTACCAATTTGATGCTCCGCGTAGTTGTACAACATTATGCCGCATTACAGGCTGTGTGTGAGCAAACCTTAAACTCATAATTGCATACCGGCTTGCTGCGATACAATCATCTTTCAACTTAACTATCTGTCCGTCCTTACGATGATACTGACGGAATTCTGACAACCAATTCTGACAGGTGCTATGGACTTTTAGTCGTCCGGTTTCCATCCTCTGCCACATTTCTATAATTCCCACCTCAACCCCCTGGCCGCCTTGTCCTTCTTTCTGGTTTGGACCTGGAGGATTAGAGAACTTCTCGGTTAGAAGATGTAAATTCTCCTTTCGATATAAATCAGCCAAAGGCACTCCCGAGCCTTTATCCTTGGCTAAACCGTCATGCGGCCACGCAATCGGTATCCACTCTCCGTGAGACTTAACCGCAGAAGCATGTACTGGCGGGGTAGTACCACGTTGAGCGTAGTCAGCATAGATATGTACCACATCGTTCTCGGAGTCGTGTGCTATCCACGCGGCTCCAAATGGATGGTCTATACCAAAGTCTATTCCACAGATTCGCCTCCAATACTTTGGAATCTGAATCGGCTCTATTACAATGTCATCTTCACTAATAGGAAAGACCAGACCAGAACCCATTAATGGAATTCCTCTGCTTCTCATGTCTCGTTCGTGAGGCATTAACTGGGAAAGAAAGGTCTCTTTCTTCTCATCAGTCATATGAGGGGCATCATCCCAGGTCGCCCTTACAACTGCTTGGCCTTTCTGAAGGTTATTCAAAAAACCATCAACAACTTGAGTCATACCCATTTCTGGGGTAAAAGTCATGATAATCGTATAGAACTTCCTGGAGAAGAAACATCGCAATATCTGCGCCCATACGTCTTTGTGAGGCTCTTCATCCGGCCATGCGCCATCGTAAGTCCTACCCATAAAGGCATCCGGGCCTTGCTCTGATGCCATGAATTGAACGGTCGAAATGCCACCAGACTTATGCTTCACAGTGGCAGACATAAACGCATCCGGTACTCCGGGCTTTCTTTTAGTGTCTACGATTAAGTGTTTTGGAACCGCCCCAGATCCCAACTCTGATGGAATTTTAGGGTCTCCAAATAACTCCTTTTGACAGACATCTCGCGTAGTATCGTTGGTCTTTCCTACTACCAACCACCTAACTGGACTTAAGAACCTGATTCCATCCCACCATTCAGGATATTCCCCGGTAAGGTGCATGGAGGTTTCCATCGCAGCAGAAAATGTCTTACCAACCTGATTCGCAGAAATTAGTGCTCTTTGGATGGCGACGACATCTGTTGTTTCAGTATGAATATAATCATTTGCTTCGTAAGTTCCACCATCTCGCGCAGCGTGAAAAGCTCTCTGAAAACCGTAGGGACTATAGTAGTAGAGTTTGTGAAACTTCTTATACTGTTCACGCTGTTTTATAACGTCTGCAATGCCCATTCTTCACTTCCAATTCTCCAATACCCATGAATCATTGACTTCATGCGGGTTCGGCTTGCCGTGGAATACCATTATCTTCCCTGCTTGCCCAAAAACTGAATGAGACTTGTATGATAAACACCACCCATTAGGGAAGGTCTCCGCTTTAGCATGTTGTGTAATCCAGTCCTGGTCTCCATGAAGTCTTTTCATAACTCTTTCGTTGAACTTATCCCAAACCTTCCTTCGCTTTCCAATATCTAAAACAAACACAGAAGAATTAAAACTTGGACAGTGCCAGTCTCTGATAATCCCGAATTCATGTGGGAAGGTTGCGATTTCGTCAATGTTATGAAGAATGACAACATCTAAATCTAAAAACAGTATTCGCCCTTTTAAGTTATAAGGTCTTTTCTTGAAAAATGTAAGTTTCCCCCACCATCCCGGTAAATCGTCTTCGTACTTGATGGTTTTACAAACTACGCCTTTAGTATTGTCAGTTATACAGACAAACTCATGAGGAATAGTCAGATTTCGCTCAACCATTGAGTGGAGCTTGTTAACATACTCCGAACTGTACTTATTCCCCGTCTTTAAGCAACAGACAGTAATCATCTGTTAACAAATATCGTATCTTTATCCGGCATCACAAAGTCCTTATGCTCTACCTTCTTCAGTCTTGCATAGATATTTCTTTTTGGTGATTTCAGACCAATCTCAAGATGCTCAATTTCATACCCATTCTTTGCAAATTGCTTAAAGAATTCAAAGCGCGGGTAATATTCACCGTGATTCTTCCAATCACCTTCAAGCGGGGTCACACTGGCAATAAATCCACCAACTTTAGTCAAGTTATGAATATTCTTCCAAACGGCCTCTTGGTCTGAAACATGTTCTGTAGTACCCATGTTCGTCACCATGTCGAATGGCTCAAAATCAATCGGGTCTCTCAAATCAAGTTTCAATGCGCCGTCCTGACCGTTCCAGTCAATCGAGGTATGGTCTATGCCAAGGCTCTCAAAATACGCTTTGTAAGTACCTCTGCCATTTACCTTATTGCCCAATTCAAGCATCCGTGTCCCAACAAGCGGGAAGATAACGCCCATCTCACCAGATGGTATTACAGACATACTTATTCCGCCTCTTTAAACAACAAACGATCAAATTTGTAGATGTAATCGTTTCTAACCTTTTTAAGAAGTTTATATCCCAAAGATTCTAGAATACTTCCACCTAAATCATGAGCAATACCATATCTCGCTGTTAACTTTTTCTGCTCTACTAAAACAACAGGCTTGAATTTCTGAATCGTCTCCAATGCCCCAATGATGGCATGAGGCTCATATCCTTCAATATCTAACTTCAGGAAATCAAGCTCATCAAGTCCTAAAGAGTCAATAGAAATAAGGTCGAATTCGTTGCCTTCTTGAAGATATCCAGCACCTGAATTTTCTGCTGGTGTTATTGCCATCCTACGTTCTGTATCACCTAAAGCCTTATTGTAGCGATGTACGTTTTTCAGGTTCTTTGTGTTTTCAATAAGACAGTCGTAATTCTCTTTAACAGGTTCAAAGGCAAGAACCGTATCAAATACCTCTGATAGTCTCATTGTCCATGAGCCTACATGCGCTCCACCGTCTATCGCTGTACCAAACTTTGTACAGATATCAAGAGCAGCTTCCAGATTTAGTTGCTCGAACGGGCCGTTCAGGTTCTTGAAATATTTGTCGCCTTTTGGAACACAAAGCATACTTAACAAGATTCCATCGGTAGGAATACGGACAATCCTGATACTGACGCAGCTTGACAGTATCCAGATAAAAATCCTTTGAGATTTTGATGTACCTGTCCATTGTTCATTTTCGTGCTTTCCAATTCTTAAAGTTCCGATATATCGTTATAGAGTCATGCCAGTACATCTTTGTTCCCATGCCGAACCTGTAATTCACAGCATTATTAACTGTCCCTTCGCCTGGAGTCAGAATAACGTCACACGGTATTCCTAAAGCCCCTGCGATGTGAACATTGGTGTTCGCTGCGCTTATTAGCTTGTCCAAACAACTTGTTAATGCAATAACGTCTTCAAGGTCTTCCTTTAAGTCGATATCAGGAGTAATCCACGTATTTCGTGGCTCCCATTCACCGTATTGAAGGTTAATCCCTTCTTCCGGTAGTTCATAAGGGTCTATATACCCCTGTCGTCCGGCAAATGTAAAGCCTGTCTTTGGTTTATCTTCAAGCCATTGCGACCATTTTTTGACTAATTCAAGATTCGGAATGATATAGGCTAATGGCATGAACTTGTCTGTACTTCTTAAAAACCTTGCAACCAGGTCTCCCATCAAGATTTTAGCATCGAATCCTTTTGCCCAGTCTCCATGTCTTAAATCTGTCAGAGGATGAACCGTCAACCAGGGGAAACTTCGCTCCATCATCGGAGCTAGTCTTGGTTCTATCTCTAGAACGATCTCTTCTGCATAGGGTTTTGCGTAATGCAGAGCTTGAGCGAAGATTATCTGATCTCCGATACCCTGTTCTGAATATATAAGCAGTTTTTTAACTTTCTCAGGTTCTTTGCACTCGGACTCAACAGGGTATATAGGAAGACCCAGTTTCCACTTAGGAAAATCGAAAGGGTCATGCCCTGCTCTCGGGTTTCTCCACTGCCAACCACGGTAGTCCAAATAGCCTAACTGAAGCCGCGCAGTACATACCCTCCACTGCCATTCGTTTGGCATGGACTCCATCTGAACGTCATCCCACTTATATCTTCGTGAGTCTCTTTCTATCTCCTGAAGAGCCTTTCTTAACTTAACAGGCTCATTCTGGTTCATTCCTTCTGAACACAAAAGCTTTAATGCTGGGGCGATAGAGTTCATGTTCCTTTCTGCTTGTACTGAACAACTTTATAATTGTTAGATCCACCACGATCAGAAACATAAAACTTTGAAAGGTCAGGTTTGAATGCGAGTGCCTGCGTATTAGTAGTGTTAGTTGTTAGACCCATAAAGTAATCAGCAGTACCCGGTAGGGTGTCTATATCCCACGCAGTGCCGAGATTATATTGCCTGATTGTAGTATTAGATAATGTGTATAACCTTGTTCCATCTTCTATGAACCAAATATCAGCACCACCTATTGATGCAACCGTCTTAACATAGGTAAGAACACTCTGATCCCACGGGATACCCATACTGAATTCAACAATGCCGCCACCAGAAGATATCCATAACCTTGTGCCATCAGGCTTTATATACAGCCCTGCTGCACTAGTAATAGCTGGGACTAATGCAGTTATGCTCTTTGTCTGGTTACTTCCAGATAGTGATGTAAGACGGTAAGGAGTAACCAGGTTCTGCTTATATATCGTTACAACACCTGTGTTGCTCTGAACAGACCAAAATGAAGTTCCATCATCAGGACGAATTCTGCATCCATATCTGTTATACACATTAAAAGCACTATGTTCCCCGGAAGCATTATAAGTTCCTACATCCCACTGTGTAGCAAGACCTCTATCAATAGCTCTTTGGCTTCCTTCTGCCTGTACCATGTATATGTAATCACCTTCAGGGTGTATATCCAACCCATACCAGGTGTAATTTATGTTTACCCCCTTTTTTTCATACTCGTAATCGTCAAGATTAGGTAATGGCGATTCACCGGGAATAAACCTTCTTGGCAATATCAATTAGTTGTCCACCAGTAATATTTCAAAGTCTGCTGTTACGACCGCAGCCGAAGCGGCTTTTACCATAAACCCAACATCGGTCAATTCAGGAAAACTTTGCCCACCAAGAAAACTACCAGGGAAATGACCCTGTATGCCGACTTCCTCAATGACAGTCCTCAATGCCTGATAAGGTGCAGATGTTTCAAGAATTCCCTGGCGCTGCAAAAAAATAAAATCAACAGCTTTACTTGAATCTGTTGTAAGCACGTATTCATGTACGTAAGCAGTCTTTCCAAGTGGAACAGAATATGACCCAACCTGGCTCTGTCCTCTTTCAAAGTCCTGTGAATCTGTATCTATTGTCAGCCACGCAACGCCACCTGTGGTTTCTATAACAACATCATCAGCATGGCTTCCAGTTGTTGCATTTGCATAAGCGCCACTTTCAGAAACATACGCCCTGAATAACCTTATCCACGTAACTGATCCTGCTGTGCCGCTTGACGCACCATTTGTTGCAAGCGCCTCTGTTACTAATGCGCCCGTTTCGTCAAGACCCTGAAGCGTTACTTCTCTTGCACCGCTACCTGCCGCTGTATCATTGGCGTCTCCTGCTTTAACTCTTAAAGTAGTAGCACTACCAACTTGCGGGGTCTGATATATACCACCGATAGCAAGAGGCTCATAAGATGAACCTACTGCTTCATTCTTACCAAACTTGTGAACAAGACTGTGGCCGACAACATTTCCTTTTGCAACCTCCGAGTAGAACTCTTTGCTACCGAAATAACTCATAATATCCACCAACCACTATTATCGTCGTTCGCCTGTACCACTAGAGAATCACCGGTAGTAAAGTCTCTGGAAGCATTCACGCCCACACCTAGGTCATCGTCAAGTGTATCAGTACCATTTACATCAACAGTTAGTGTGTAACCAGTGCCACCGCTAACAGAATCAATGGCTTTAATCGTAAGAATACGCATATCTACAGTTGATATCGCAGGAAGGTTTAGCGTGTAATCCCCACCGTTCAGGTCAACGTAATAAACCCTTTCTGCATCTGCTGCAACAATGGTTCTTGAAGACTCAGCCGCAGCAGGAAGATTTATATAATTGTTTGACGAGATAGTTATTGTTTTTTCTGCGCCGGTTCCTGTGGCATCAACTCCTGCACCTACAAAATTCATCGTTGAAGCAAGCGTAGATAAAGGGGTTCCTTCGTTTTTTACCGTTAGACCCTGCGAACCAAGTGAACCCTCTGCTAACAATAATTGAGCAAGAACATTCGTGGCGCTATACCGATGAATGTTTAAAATATAATTCTCACTGGCCAACAGCGTTACATTGCTGTCCATCAGGGTTACATTAGTTCCTGCTGTCAGTGTGTACGGGCCACCAGAATCAACAGTTAGATAATACTCTCCGTGACTATTACCACCTGTTGGTACGTTTAACGTAAAGTCACCTGTTACCGTCATTGTCTTGAAATATTCAAGCTGAAAATCAGGTACTAACGGGTTGGTAAAGGTGTCAGCCTCTACATCTGTCGTATAGCCGACTGTGACGTTCCTTGTGGTGTCTTTATGTAGATATTGAGCGTGGTCGTCATCAGCAAGACCAGACAATGCTCCGTGGTCACTAACCCCCGAACCACCCCCACCACTTCTCTCAATAACAACGGCAACTTCCGTATTATTACTTGGTGTGGTTCCCTGCCCTTGTATCTGTGATATCGGGAATGTGTATACACTTGAGGCTAATGACGGGGTTCCAATCTGAAGCGTGACGAACTGTGATGCATCCACCTGCACCTGTATGTAGATCAAATCGAAGACAGTTAATAAATCCAGAAACGCCGACATGTCCGAACCGTTATCGTTTACGGCATGAACATATAATTCTGTTGCATCACCAATCGTCGTATCGTCAAACTGCAACTGACCTGTACTCGGAGTTGATGTGGTAGCCGTTCTGTATCGCCAGATACCAAGACCTAAAAACCCACCACCGCCACCAATACTTGTCTGCCTGTCTAATAGCCTAAGAGCAGTGTCGAGGTCGTTAGTTAGCAGTAAATCAGCTAACCGAGTGAAATCACCCATTTTTCCTCTTTCCCCATACAACCTCCCACCCCTTCTTATACGCTTCTGTCGGGATTCTTGATAAAGGGGTGTCTCTTAAACCCTTGTTCTCACAAGGCTGCTTAGAGTCAGGATCTACATAGTTCTTATCGCCAGGGCGATTTCCTTTAGGTTTATTCAATTTCTTGCCTCATCCCAATCCTTTAAAGCCTTATGAGCAAGGCGGCTTATATAAGGATCTGAAAAATCTTCAGCCTTTTTTGCAAAATCAATCAGTATAAGAATAGCATGAAGTGGGAACTGGGCTTCCCAACTCATATCTCTTTCTTTTTTGAAAGGTTTTAAAGGATCGCCAGGTTTATTTGACAAGCGGAAGGCCCTTATCCATACGCCCGGCACGAATGTTGTCTTTAATCGTATCTTGAGCAGGGACAGTCGGTTGCCCAGAATAAGCAGAGGTTCTGCTGCCTCCCTTACCTTTCTCGGCTGCTTCTACGTCAGGGTTTACCTTTGAGGGCTTTCCTGTTGGACTTTTAGCTTTCTTTGCCATAACTACCTCTTTTTTCTTGTAATCTTTCTTGGGGATAACTTCTTAACACTACCGCCAATTCTTCCAGAACCACCTGCCTGCTTTGCCTGCTTCCTTGCTGCTACGCGTTTCTTTGTAGCAACCTTTTCAGTGTCTTTAATACCGAATGCTGATCCTTCTGCTGTTTTCTTCTTTACAAACGCTTTCTGCGCTTCCCTGAATTTCAATAATTCACTCATTGACTGACCAAGTTCTTTGCTGCGTTTCTGTTTTGCTCGTACTTCACTTCTTGTAGGCATTATTTCTTCCTCGGTGGACGTTTCTTTTTACAACCCATCATAACCTTCACAATCATAAACAGGGATGCCAGTCTTCGTTACTAACGTAGTTTCCTGACATCTATTTTTTACAGACGTATAGCCGACTTTGTAGTACCCTAGAAAAATCAATGAACAGAGTATGGTAATAAATATAATTATAAGCACTGTATTTATGTTCATGATCCCAGGTTACCATCTGCTGGACAAGGCGGAGGCCATGTTCCCGCTTTCTTCATTTTCTCTACTTGAGTATAGCCTCGTTTTAATCCAATCTGACGAAGGACATCTATCATTCGATTGAACTCAAATACCCTTAAACCGAGACTGTGAGCTATCTCGTAATCTGTCTCTCCAGCCCTTCTCTTGCAAAGAACTTGAATCTCATCTTCCGAGTATTCGTCCCAGTTCTTTACCTTCTTTAAAAGAGGAGTCTCTATCGGCTCTATGACCTCTACATAGTCATCTAATATTTTCTGAACCCTCGGCTCAACTTCATCCCCCATTCGAGCAATGGTCTGTCGGGAGACGTCTAATATCTCTGCTAACGAGGTCTTACTCAATCCCTTTTTCGCTAATTCCAGCTTTAAGCCCATGTAACATTCTCCGTGTAACATTTAGTGAGTGTAACATGGTAAGTGTAACACATATGTAACATAGAACGTAACATTAATAGATGATGATATAGAGTATATATCCTGTAAAATTAGGGTTGGGGAGTGCCCTAGTGCCTGTACCACCAAGGGGGGGCTACCGCCCTGTACAGCCCTGTACCACCCTACCCTGGGCCTACTCTTTCCCTTGCTTATTAATAGCTTAGAGCTGCTGTAAGGCTGTTGTAACGTATGTTTGTGAGTCTAGAATGAGAAAGAGGGAGAGTGTGTGTACTATATAAGCCATACCCAGGCCATACCTACCTATATCTACCCAGGCCATACCTATCCATATCATTACCTATTCATACCATATACCTACAGTACTCTACTGGACTATCTTACCTTCCTTAACCTGTAGTCTTTCCTTCGGCGGGCGGCCACGTCTAGGCTTTACTGTCTGCTCCTGGGCGCTTATAAGTATCTGTACTAGCCTTATTATCCTAGTACCTGTATCCGCGGGCATGTTGTCACTTTCTGGATTAACACTTGTTATCCAGTCGATAAGATCTTTATCCTTCATTGGCTTGTCTCTTTCATACTATCTATTAAGGCTTGTCTTTCCTCAATGGGCATACTTGCTAACACTTGCCTTAAGTCATGTACTGGTAGTTGTGCGATAACTTCTTGATATTCCCTTTCAACATCGGCCATAGAC